ATATCAATTCTATCTAATAGATTTTTAGCGTTTAAAAATATTAAAAAAGTTGTTATTTTACGATTAAAAATCGGTGACACATATTCCCAATCACCGTTATTAAAATTTTCTATAATTTGTCTTAAGTCCATATCTAATTAATAAATATAAAAAAAGGTGGAAAAAGAATTCTCCACCTCAACAATTAGCTTAACACCTATTACTTATTCTTGTAATATTTCTCAACAATTTTTTTCACAGATTCCTGAACCGTAGCATTTTGTGGTGCTGGTTGAGGTTGTGCTTGTGGTTGAGGTGCCGCTTGTGCTTGATTTTTTTTACATCCGCATCCCATAATCATTTGTTTTTATTAGGTTTATTTACCTATAAATATCTAAAGATTATTATATTTGTAAATAATTGAATATTTATTGTTGTATGTCAAAAGTTGTAAAAATTACGGAAAGTAACTTAATTAAAATAATTAAGAATATTATAAATGAGCAATCTGAAGGTGAAGAAGGTTATTATGACATTACACCTGAACAGTATTATAAATTATTGTCCTCTGTTGGTAACCACGCACACGCGATTCCAAGCCTACCTATGTTTAGAGGAAAAGGAAAACTTAGGGTTGTTGGTAATTTAAATTTGGCCGGCAAACCTATTAAAAGTTTGGGTGAATTGGCAATAAGTGGGCAGTTAGATATTAGGCATACAAATATAAAAAGTTTAGAGGGTGTTGAATATGGTGTTCTTGGAACTTATTATGGTACACCATATGCTGAGGAAATTGAAAGGCGTAGAAAACAAAAAGAAAAGAATTTAGCAGATCAAAGAAGAATAGATGACGTATGGGATTTAATGAATACCGATACTGAGGGTGAAATGGCTCATGCTGTTTTTAATTATATGGTTGGGGAAGGTCAAATTGATGAGTTATCATACGCTGAGGTGGAAGAATTAATTGGGTTAAAAAGAAGATTAAAAGAACTTGAGGATAGAATAGAAGTAGAAACGGATGCTGATGTAGTTGATGAGTTAACCAATGACTATGATGAATTACAATACGATATAGACGAGTTAGAAGGTAAAGATAATGATGTTTATGGATTAGTTCCGGATGGTTCATTTTTTGAAATGAATGAATTTAAATCTATACATGACGACACTAATGGAAACAGATATGCCGTTGGAACAATGGATGAGGCTGATGATTCTCTTGAAAAATATTATGATGATATGGTTGATGATTTAAGTAATTTTGATAAAAATACATTATCTTATCATATTGATGGTGATGACGTTGCCGATTATTTTGAAGACACAATAAGAGAATGGATATATGAAGATCCAAGTAATTACGATGTAAATAGAGATTTATCTAGACAACAAGAATTTGAAATTGAAGAATTAAATTCTGAGAAATTAGTGTTAATTGCCGAAATGTCGTTATTATTTTATGGTATAATAACACCATTAAATTTTATTGTTAATAGAGATAATAATTGGGAATTTACTGATGGTGCGGGAAATAAAGTAAATTATATTAAAAATTCAGATGATACTCAAATAGTATTATTAAACGATACACCAACTCTTAAAAATCCTGTGTATAAGGATGTGGATTGGGACGAGATGAATGATGATATGTCTGTAAGAAAAGAGGAAATTGAAGATAGAATAAATGACATTGATTACGAAATCCAAGACATTAAAGATAATCCAGATGGTGATTTAGATGAGGATGATGTGGAAAGAGAAGTTGAAGAAAAAGTTGATGAAATAAAGGATGATCCTGTTAGATGGTTAGATGATTATGGTATAGAATATGATCGATTCATTAATCTTAGATCTTTAAAAGAAGATTTGGTAAATGATTCTGATTATGGTGTGTTGTCTAGTTATGATGGTACGTATGATGAAATTGAAATAAATGATAACACTTATATTGTTTTTAGAATTGATTAATATCTTTACAGAATAGTAAAATTTTATTATGTTTATGATTAATGGGAAGAAAGAAAAAAATAGAGTTTTTAATGAACACCGAATGGATGTTTGAAAAACCTATTGATCAAGAACACAAGGAATACAAATTATTATCATACTTCCAAAAAATGGGAGAAAAATTAGACAACATGGAACTATATCCAAGTTTCATTGAGTTGTCATTACACCTGGCAAATATCCAAACCTTAATTAAGGACAAGAAAATTATCTACACAGATAAGAAATTTTCAACCATAGATGATGAATTACTTGTTAAAGATCTTAAAATAAAAGAAATACCCGCTTTAGAAAGTGAAGAAATGGGTGAGTTCACAAAAATACTATCATATAGTGCCCCAAGAATGTTAGAATATTTCAACATTGCCAAATCAGTTTGGGAAATAGTTTTTGATAGTATCATATTAAAAGTTAAGAAAAATAAAGATGAGATCTTAACTAAAAAAGGTTACTTTTATTATATTAACCCTAAAGACGAAATGTATTATATGTGGGAATACGATATAAAATCAGTAAATAAGAAATCTCCTGAAAGTAAAACTTTGGTTAATTTAATTTATTCAGATAAGAAAAATAATTTGACTATTACAAAAATTATAAATACATTTAGTCAATGGAACATAGAAAACAAATCAAAACTACCTCTTTTTGAAATGTCTTGTGATGGGGAGTTTCCTATAAATGAAACACTTTTACCATTATTCAAAAGGAAATTGATTAGTTATGTTAACCAAGTACAGATGTTAGAAAACTACAAAAAGAACAAGGAACAATTAAATTCTTAATATGGATAAAAATTTTGACAAATTAATTGAAAAATTAATTAAGGATCTACCAAATGATATGGAGTTAGGTAGAGAAATCAGAAAGGCTTATATTAAAAGCTTAACAGAAAAAAAATCCGAAACCCTTAAATCTAATTTAAATGGGGTTCAATAAAAGAATTTTCACCAAAGAACATATTGTAAGAAACATCAATAATATTAAGAGATATCTAAATGTTGATGCGGCATTTTTAATGGATGATTTCTCAAGAGAGGTCTACAGATTATTCAATGAGGGTAAAACAGAGGAAGAATTAATAAAATATATAAACGAAAATAAATGAAAGTTAAATTAGAATATGTATGGGTTGATGGTTATAATCCTGAACCAAATTTAAGAAGCAAAGTTAAAATCGTAGATTTTGAATCAATTAAAGAACAATTAAGAGAAGATAAAAAAGTCCCAATTTGGAACTTTGATGGTTCATCCACAAATCAGGCGAAAACTGGTAGTTCTGATTGTATATTAAACCCTGTTAGAATCTATACCAAAAAAATGTTTCCGTTAGAAAATTCTACGGTATATGTTTTATGTGAGGTTTTAAATCCTGATGGTACTCCACATAAAACAAATGAGAGATCAAAAATTGCTGAGGAATTTTCTGACTTATGGTTTGGTTTCGAACAAGAATATTTCATTATGAAAGAACCTAATGGACCAATTTTGGGTCATGACAGAAGATCCCTTGAAGGACAAGGTAAATACTACTGTGGGGTTGGATCAAATGTTGTTGGTCGTGATTTTGTGGAACAGCATACTGATATGTGTTTAGATTATGGTATTAATATAACCGGTACAAATGCTGAAGTGGCCTTAGGTCAATGGGAATATCAAGTATTCTCAAAAGGTAAGTTAGAAGGTGGTGACGATTTATGGATGGCTAGATATTTCTTACATAAGGTTTCGGAAAAATATGGTTATGAGATTACTCTACACCCAAAACCATTAAGAATTGGTGAATGGAATGGATCTGGATTACATACAAACTTCTCAACGGATATGATGAGAGATGAGAGTAATGAAAGATATTTTATGTCATTATTTTCGGCTTTTGAAACAAGACACGAAGATCATATTAATGCTTATGGTTCGGACAATCAATTACGTTTAACGGGTAAATTTGAAACTCAATCAATTGATAAATTTAGTTGGGGGGTATCTGATCGTGGGGCATCAATTAGAGTTCCTCAGGATACAGCAAACGAATGGAAGGGATATATTGAAGACCGTAGACCAGGATCAAACGCTGATCCATATAAGATTATTCAAGAGATTGTTAAATCACTTAATTTAACCGAACAAATCTATCATACAAAACATATGATGACCTCATTTGTTGATATGGATGGTCTTAGTGGAAAATATGGTACAATGTCTAATGATGATTTATTAAATGAATATAGAGAGGAGGAATAATGGAAAATGGATGTGTATGTGGTGGAACAGGACCTTGTCAGTGTCCTACACCAAAAGTAGAACAAGTTAATCACCCCCAACATTATGGTGGTGAAAATAATCCTTACGAAGCAATCAAAGTAATCGATGCTTGGGAATTAGGGTTCTCATTGGGGAATACGGTTAAGTATATCTCAAGAGCCGGTAAGAAAGAATCTGATAAAGAGTTGCAGGACCTTAAGAAAGCGTTATGGTACTTGCAACATCACATAGAAACATTAGAGAAAAAATGAAAATAGTTGTAACAGGAGGTGCGGGTTTTATAGGTTCCGCCTTTATAAATCACTTATTAGACAACTTTGAATGTGATGTTCTTTGTGTGGATAAACTAACATATGCTGGAAGTAGAATGAATATTAAACATAATGTATCATTTTTACAAAAAGACATTTGTGATGTAACAAGTGATGAGTTGGGTGAGTTTGATTATATTGTTCATTTTGCTGCGGAATCACACGTTGATAATTCAATTAAAAACGGGTTACCATTTGTGAGAACAAATGTGGAAGGAACTTTTAATTTATTAGAGATATCAAGAAAAAACAAGAACCTAAAAAAGTTTATACACATCTCAACGGACGAAGTGTATGGAGATATGGATGAACATTTCGCTATTAATCATACGGCAACTGAAACAAATGAAATAAAACCAAGTTCGTATTATTCTGCAACTAAAGCAGCATCTGATATGTTAGTAATATCCGCTAATAGAACTTATGGGTTACCTTATTTAATAACAAGAACCTGTAATAATTTTGGGGAACATCAATTTGAGGAAAAATTTCTCCCAACTATTACACGATCAATTAAACAAGGTAAACCAATTCCGATCTACGGTGATGGTAAACAAGTAAGAGAGTGGATGTATGTGTATGATAATGTTAAAGTTATTTGTGATTTAATGTTTGATGGTGAGATTATTAACCGAGTTATGAATATTGGTACTGGTTTCAGAGTAACGAATTTGGATATTATTAAAACAATCGGATCAATCCTTAATCAAGATGTACGTATAGAACACGTTGAAGATAGGTTGGGTCACGATAAAAAATATGGGTTAAACTCAAAACAAATGAAATTTTATTATTTAAGTAAAGATAAAACTATTGAGTTTAAAAATCTTTACGATTATTTAGAAGAACATTATGGAAATGAAAAATAAAAAAGGATTAACAAAAGAAATAAATGTGTTGGACGCAATAACAACTCCGGCTGAACTTATCCGTGAAACTCTCATCAATTTTATGTGGGGGTTCCTTGGAAATTCAATTGTAGTTTTTGCGGCGAAAGAACTGGACTTTTTAGTGTTGTTTAACTATATTGTTTATTACATATTAATTTCGTATATTGTTAATAGAAAGAAATATGAAACTATGTTGGGTAAGTTTATTGTTTTACCGGGATCGGCGGCAATAGGGGCATTCACAGGTTATAAATTAGCTCAAGTAATATCTAATATGTTATGATTTGGAATAATAATGATTGGCAAGGACGATCAGAAGAACAAGTGAAAAGAAATTATAAAGTATTTGGATGGTCCATTATTATTGTAATAATATTTGGATTAGTACTTTTTTTATACGATAAAATATAATTAAAATGAAATTAACAGAAGAACAAAAAAATCAGATCCTAAATCAATATGAGGGTTTGAAAAATGATGATCAAACATTAGGTGAGATACACGAAATAATTGTAGATTTTTGTGTGGATGAATATATTGTTGATTTATCTGATGACGAGGACGGAGACCTATTCGAGAAGTTTTCAAATGAAGTGTGGGATTTATTAGAGAGTATAATATAAGAATATGATAGAAACAGGAAAAATAATAAACGGAGATTGTGTAGAGGTAATGAAAACATTACCTGAAGGGTCTGTGGATCTAATTGTAACATCACCACCTTATGGGGTTGGGATTGCTTATGATGTCCATGAAGACGATGTTGAGTTCAATGAGTATGTGGAGTTTGCCAAAAATTGGTTAAGTGAGGCATATAGGTTATTAAAGGATGATGGGCGTATCGCACTTAACATTCCTTATGAAATTAATAGACAGAAGAAAGGTGGAAGAATATTCTTCGTATCTGAGATGTGGCAAATTATGAAAGAGATTGGTTATGAATTTTTTGGGATCGTTGACCTTGAAGAAGATTCGCCACATAGATCTAAAACTACTGCGTGGGGATCATGGATGTCACCATCTAGCCCATACATCTATAACCCAAAAGAGTGTGTAATCTTGGCTTACAAGAAACATCACATTAAGAAAGTTAAGGGTGAACCACAATGGAAGGGAGTCCCAACCGAGATCGAACAAGAAGATGGGACATTAAAGAAAAAAGTTGTGTATGAGGAAACGGATAAGAAAGAATTTATGGAGCTTGTTTTTGGTCAGTGGAATTATTTTGCAGATACAAAATCACTCACCAAGGCGACCTTCTCCATGGACATACCAACCAAAGCGATTAAGATATTATCCTACAAAAACGATGTAGTGTTAGATCCATTTGCAGGATCAGGTACAACATTAGTTGCTGCGGAGATATTAGACCGTAGATGGTTAGGTATTGAATTAAGTTCTAATTAC